GGTGTTAATGTTGTTGCTGTAATATTAACATCTTGAAATGGTCCTTTGGTAAATACTACATCAGCTAATGTCCAACTAATATCTCCTGTTCTTGAAAGTGTAGCTGGTGGATGTGCAGGATGACATAAATACATAACGTCAGCTGATTGAACAAATTTAATATCAAATAATTCACTTGTTGCGTAAGTTGTAGTAATTTCAAAAACTTTATTCATAACTCCACCTGAGTTATAGGTAGTAAAATTTGTAGTATCGATTGCCACACCATCTTTGTTTTTTAAAGAAAAAGTATTACCATCTATTCTAACAACTAAAAATCTTTTGTCGTTTAACTCCGTCATTCCAACAATGCTTCTTATTTTAATTTCATTTCCAGTAACATAACCATGTGAGTTAGAAGTAATTACTCCCGGATTAGCTTTAGTTATTGCTGATATATTTTTATTACCTTCTAATACTGAACTTCCATCTTTGAATACTCTAATTTTTAAATTAGAAAATTCTAACATATAAGTTTGTGTAGTAGAAAATTCAAAAGGCATTAACCTTGTTTTGGTTGCACTATTAGCAACTTCAGCTGCAAAATTTGTACCTGATCTTCTAGCTGCTGAACCATGCGGATAAACAATAAAGTTTTCTAAAGTTGCACATCCAGAAGAATATTTAGTTAGATCATTACGACCATCTAGTCTTGGAGAAAGTTCTCCACCTGTAAAGTTAGTAAGCTGTACTGCAACTCGTGCCATTTATTAAAACCTTGAGTTAATAAAAGTACTAGCTTGTATTGAATCTGTCATTCCAAGATCAGGCGAATTATTTTGACCTTCAGTTGAATCTACAAACCTAGCATCTCTTAATTTGTCTTGAAATATTGTATACATATTTTGAGCTACTGGATTAGAAGATGTAACTCCATAAGCAATGTCAGCTGCTATATTAGCAGATAAAGTTTCTCTTAATAATTCATCATATTCATTTGGGTCAGTAATTCTTGAAACATATAAAATTTTCATTGTTGATGTGTTACTTAAAATTTTTCTTCCTTCTACTTTATAATTAGAATCAAAATCAACTATATAAAGTAATCTTAAACAATCTCCGGGTAAAGTAAATGATGAGGTAAAACCCCAAGCTGGAGCTGTTGCATCTTTTGCTAATGATGCTCTTACTTGAATACAGTTCCATGAGTGAGTTCTAAATAAAGCATCTCTTATTTGTGTATACCTTGCATTACAAAGTCTAGCGTTTTTAGAATCTTCTGTTAATGAAAGTATTGTTGTAGCACCTAGTTGATTTAATGCTCCATTACAAATGTCTACTACTGATGCCATGTGTTATGTTTTTTTCTTTTTTGGAAAACCAGCTTTCATATTTTTATATGCTTTAGCTGATACTGTTGATTTTGCTTTTGATCTTGAAGTTCCTGCTTTTTTTCTTGCGTTCATATTTTTGTATAAGCTCATGTTATCTCCATTGGTTATATATTAAAAAATGGGGGATTGCTCCCCCACTTAATTTTTATTAACTTACTATGTAAGTAATTACTCCAGCCACATCATCGTCATTAGCAAGTGCCGCAACACTTTTAATTTCAATGATAACGCCATCATTACTATCAAATTTATGGTTACCACCAAGCAACTTAGTTGCAGCGGTGTTACCTTCCATTGTAAAGTAACCGACAGTATCTACGTTTAATCCATCAACCATACCATCTGGATCAGCAGCAACTGCTGCTCCCGAAGTATCAGTATATGCTTGGTTTCCAATATCGATTGTCGCTGAACTAGCAACAATGTTACAGAAAAATCTAGATAAACCACCTATGATTTTAACTCTACCTGCTGGAAGTTTTCCTAGCACGATTTTTGAACCAGCATCACCGACACCAGATTGATTGAAGGAAAAAGCAAGTGTTCTTAACTTACCAGTATTACTTCTTGCACCTGCTAAAACAAGTGGAGTAGCTAATGTAGCAGCGTACTCAGTACTATTTTGTGTTGTTACAGCCATATTATTTATCTCCTATTATGCTTCGATGGCAATGATTGGAACTACTTTTGCTTGTTCCATTCTAGTTGCACCGATTGTTTGACAGTAGTATACTTGCGTAGCATAAGATTTATCAGCTCTTTCATCTATTCTTGCGGAAATATCTTTTCCGATTCCTAGAAGAAGTCCGTCTTGTGCGTAAGCAATACATGTTCTGTCGTTACCTGTTTTTGGCAGTCTGTTAGATACTGTGAATTTAAAGCCAAGATAAGAATCAAGTTCGCCACGCACGAGTGCTTTGACTGTATTGAAATCTGAACTTGTAACTTCTGAATCACCTAATAGATTACCTAGTTGCTCTGGACCTACTATAATGTGTCTTGGTATAGAAGGGTCAACATCTGCTTTATCTAGTAAATCTTTTGCTGAAATTAATTTAGCAACAGTTAAACCAGTAGTGCCTTTTGCGACACCAGTTTGCACAGTTTCCGTTCCAGTACCTGTTTCACCTGTTGAAGCAGTTCCTAAAGCAGCAGTTATAAGTACATCATCCATTGCTCTTCCCATTGCCATAGCAGCGGCTTGAGCGTAAGATGATGTTGGGTCTATTAAAAGACGTACTTTGTCTTGTTGATCGATTAAATCAGCAAATTCATAATCCGCAAGTGATAATCTTCTTCTTGAGTGAGGAGTATCTACTTGAGGTGTGTCTGCGTGTCTGCTCACTCTTAATTGAGCAGTTACTGATCCAACCTGATCAAAGAATGCGTTTTTTCCTACAACGCTTTCAACTCTGACTTTGTCTCTTAATAATGATCCCATTTGTTGAGATAACATTTGTATGTTAGCAGAATACTGCTCTACAAATGCTGTAGTTATTTGTGATGACATATTTGTCTCTCCATTATTATTGTTAACTTTATATATTCAGAAAAGTTATCCATCAGTATTGATAGGCGTCTCTTGCATTTAAGGTCTGTTAGACCATAGTCTATCCTATTGTCAGTAAGGTTCTTGCGAATTATCCTACTAATAACCCCTTACATTAATTTTAAAAAAAATACAAGGGGTTAAAATTATTTAACTAGTTAACATTGTTCTTAATGTATAAACTTGTTGTACTACCTTATCGTGATCTGGATGTTGTCTGTTCCAGTAAGGTCCTTCACGATTGTTGGTAATAGTAGAGATTTCAGATTCTATACTGGCACTTGATGTTGCACCTTTATCTTCGTCAGATACCATTTTATCTTCTGTCATTAAAGATGCCATCTTAGCAAATCCTTTTATGATTTCTGGATGGTCTCCAACTCTCATACCATTTTTAAGTTCTAGGTCTAGTATATCTGAATTTAAATTTGCTTTTGCTAATGCTCCAGCTCTTTTAACATTTGTTTCAAATTCCCTTCCCCATTCTTTTCTTAATTCTTGTTCAGCTTGAACTTGAGATGTTTCTGTGTCAACTTGATTTTGTTGAGCAGTACCTTCCATGCTGTTTTTATAAAACTCTAAAACACCTTGAGCTTGTTTATTACTTAAACCTAGCTTGTGTGCGTTTTCAGCAAATTGTTTTATTGCACCATCGTCAAATGGAACTACATCAGATTTAACATCAAGTGAATATTTGTCAGCAGATTCTGGTCTGCCTAACTTATCATACACTTCATTCCATTGATCTTCAGTTGAGTTCTTGTTTGGTACAGAAACTTTATCTTGTCCAATCATTTGAGTAGCATTGATATATGACTTTGCAAGTGCATCTATCTCTGTAAACTTTTCTATATTAGGATTGCTTCTGAACTCTTCAGAGATTGCTTCCTTCCAAGATGTAGCTACTTTTGGTTGTTCTGTTGTTGATGATATTGGTGTTGACGCTATTGTTGTTGGTTGTTCTGTAGTTACTGGTGTCGTTTCTACAGGCGAAGCTGTTTGCTCCGTTATCTGTTCTGATGACATATTTATCTATCCTTTTCATTTTCTGTAAGTAGCATTGCTTTTATAAATAGAAGGATGCTACGTTGACCTTCCATATATGCACTCTCATGACTATCACCTTTTATATTAGTAGTAGTATGATAATGACATCTTTTTTCCAAATCAGACATAACTTGTTTTCCTTCGTCTGTTGTAAATATATATTTGTAATTGTGTTTTACTTGTTCAATATATTTTTGTATATTTTCTTCTTTATCTTTTGCTTGACCCATTTTTATTCTTCAGCATTTACAATAGCTCTAGCTTCTTCTGGTAAGGCTTTAGCCATTGGTGCTGCTGCTCCTGCCATTTGTGCTACTTGTTGAGCTTGTTGCATTTGTGCTTGCTCCTGTTGTTGTTGTTGTTGTTGATCTCTCATTGCTGTTACTTCGCCTTGTGATTTTAATAATTTTTGTGGCATACCTACAATGTCTGCTACGTGTTTAACTAAATTATCAAAATTAATATAATCAAATACTGGTGCTGCGTTTGCAAGACTTCCAAGTATTTCAATACCTCTCATAATAGATTGTAGTTCTGTAGATTTTTGTGCTTTAGCTAAAGGAGAAACATATTCAATATCTATATTAACACCTGATAATGATTCTGGTGCTTGAGGAAATTGATTGTTTCTTAATAGAATATTAAAAGTTCTATCTATTAATGGTCTTAGTAATTCAGATTGTAGTCTACCAAGAACAGGACCTAATAATCTCATCTTCTCTTCGTTTCTTTGGATTACTTCAGTTGCTGTCATTTGCGGACCTTGCTGTAATTGTAATTGGTTTACATAGAACACTTCTCTAATTGCATTTCTTCTTTGCTCTTCCATGTTTAAACCTAATGGATTGTTTGCTCCAATATTTAATGGTTCAATTCTATCTCTTGTACCTGATCTGTAAAAATTTAATCCACCCGGTACAGTTCTAACTGGTAATAAGAAACCATCATCTGGAACTAATAAAGGTGGGTCTACTTGTTTTTGTGCAGCTTTAATTGTTACTTTACACATTTCATTTAACATCTTAACATCTGGTAAAGCTGTCATTGCTGGACTTCTTCCATAAACTTCATTGGATGCTTTTAAATATCTTGGTACTACAAAAGGAAATTCTTTAAATCCAGAAACAGATAATTCATTACCACCTTTGTATTCGAAGTAAATAGATTCAAAAGGCATATTGGCTTTATCTTTTTTCTTAGGATTGAATTCATCTCTTGGGTAAACAACGTGAATAATATCTATCTCTTCGTAAGGATTTTTAGTAGCTAGTGTTCTAATGTCTTCAGATACTTTGTCGCCAAATTTTTGCACCAAAGCTCTAGCTGTCATGTGAAACTTTCTATAAATAGTATCTATTGTTCCTTTTTTATTTTCCGCTATATAAATTTCGTCAATGTGTCTTGTAGAAAATCTAACTAAATCATCTTCGTCTTCTTCTATAAACATAGCTGCTGTACCAAATGTAATTAAGTCGTGGTACAGTTCAAAAATTTCTTGTTGAAAGTTTGATCTATTAAAAGCTGTGTACATAATTTCAGTTGCTTCTTCTAACCAAAGTTTTGCTTCATCATCATTTGAATCTTCTAATTTTTTAAATCTTAAAGTAAACCAAGGTGTAGATGGGTTAGTCATCATACCATGTAAAGATGATGCTAATAATTCTAATGCTTGTAACGGAGAAGAATCAAAAATTCTTTCCATTCTTTTATCTCCACGTGATCTTCTTTTAGTAATGTCTGCTTTTCTTGGTAGCATATAGTCTGCAACTTCTTGCCAATGTGTTTCCCAAGTTGCACGTCTACCAGCAAGTCTGTCAAATCTTGAAATTAATTTTGATGTTAGTTCTGTTTTCATTATGCTCCTAGTAAAGATTTAGTTCCTAATACTGTGTTAGTATTTTTTCCTATACCTCTTGAGTTTGTTCTTATTGTCATTGATCTTCCTTTGGCTTTTGTTTTTCTTGCATCATAAGTTACATCTGTTGCTGAACTTTGAGAAACTTCTGCTGTAGTTGGAGGTATAATTATTTTACCACCTACATTTCTTGCAACTTGTGTTGGTGCTGTATCATTACCACTATCATTATTGTTACCTGTTAAACTAGCAATAGTATCTTGTCCACCTAAACCTAGTTCTACATTTGCTTCGTTTCTAGTTTTATTTTTTGCATTTTGTTTTCCAATAGCTCTAATTCCAACACCTAACATACCACCGCTTTTAATATAATTTCCTACACCTGTTGCAACATTGTTTATTACATTTTGTGCTTTACTTCTTTTAGGTGCCCCC